TATCGCCAACGGGTTTGCAAACATATAGTCCAAAAATGTTGAAAATATTCGAAAATATTGACGATGATAGTTTTGTAGGAAGTCATTTAATATATAGTCAGTTCCGTACATTGGAAGGAATAGGTATTTTCAAATTAGTATTGGAAGCAAATGGATTTCATGAATTACGTGTTCGTAAGAATGCGTCACAAGAATATGTATTGGATATTCCTACTGATAAAATAGTAAAAGGGAAAATGTTCACTCTCTATACGGGTACAGAAACACGTGAAGAAAAAGAGATAGTGCGTAATATTTTTAATGGGAATATGAAAGTATTATCAACCACATTGCAAAATCAATTAAGAGAAGTAAACGAAAATAATTTGCGCGGCGAATTAGTAAAAATCTTTATGATTACAGCATCAGGTGCAGAAGGCATTTCATTAAAGAATGTGCGATATGTGCATATCATGGAACCCTACTGGCATCCGGTACGCGCCAATCAAGTTATTGGTCGTGCGCGCCGTATTTGCAGTCATTCTGAACTACCAAAAGAGGAACAAAACATTAAAGTGTTTATGTATTTAATGAAATTTTCCAAAGACCAAATAGATAATTTAATGTCAGTAGAATTAAAAACGAATGATACAAGTCGTTATGATACTAAGAACAAAGACCCAATTAGTAGTGATGAATCATTGTATGAAATAATGAATGTAAAAGATGGAATTTCCAAACAATTATTAAAATCAATCAAAGAAGCGGCAATGGATTGTGCGGTTCATAGTAAATCAAAATCAGGAGAAGTATTAGAATGTTATTCTTTTGGAAATGAAACGGATCCAAAATTTTATTCTTATCGCCCAAATATTGAGAACGAAGATCGCGATGCTAATTTGAAAGCATTAAATAAGAAAAAGGAAGTATTTAACGCCAAACGCAAACGAGTAAACGGAGTAGATTATGCATTACGATATGATAATGGGAAGGCAACAAATAAATTATATGATTTGGATAGTTTCATGCAAGCAAAAACCAATCCAAATATAACGGCGCTATTAGTTGGATTATTACTAGAAGAAGACGGCCGCGAATATGTAGATTATAATGTCTGAATTAAAAAAGTAAATAGAAAAAAATGTAAAAATTGATATTAATTTGCAAAAGTAAATTAATATTAATCAAAATGGTAAAACTAGATATTGTAGATACTGGAAATATTGTAGGGAAAAGTGTAAAAAAACAAAATAGCAGGAAAGTCATACCTGACGAAACATTTGCAATAGATGTTGAAGAAAACACGATAAATTGTGACGATGATGATTGTATATTACGTTATTTCGTAATATCAGGAGTTGTAATGTTTATTGGTGTGGTAATATTATTAGTATTGTTTGTTTAGAACAACAATTCAAAATTCTTTTTTTTTATATCAACTAAAAAAGGTCGACCAGTAGGTATTTCGCATAATTCTATATTCATTGAATCATAGATCCCCAGATGAACAAACAAAGCCCGAATCGTATTTCCATGGCTAACAACCAAAATATTTTTATTATCGTTAATCAATGGGCAAATTTCATTATTAAAATAGTTTCCGCTTCTTTTAACTACATCTTCGAGTGATTCGCCGTTGGGTGGTTTATCGTAATAACCACGTCTCCATTTATGCAATTTAACAGAACCATATTCGTCCAAAATTTGTTGTTTATTTTTTCCAGTTAGGTCGCCATAATCGCGTTCTTGAATAGCATTATTAAATACCATTTGTTTCATTGGTACATATTTGTGTATCTGTGAAAGAGTATGTGAAGTTCGCGTTAAATTACTAGAAAAAGCATAATCAAAATCAGTGTTTAATTTTTGAATTAATTGTCCAGCTTGATTCGCTTCCTGTATTCCAACATCACATAATGGAACATCATGCCAACCAGTGAATTTATTTAATTTATTCCAAGATGAACGTCCGTGTCTTAACAATACAAAATTAGCAGTCATCATATACAACAATGATATTAGCATGGAAAATAATAATTAATGTAATGATTATTTTTCTAAATATTTATGAAAAGATTATATTTATTCTTTGCCAATATTGGAAATTGTTTTAATAGCAGAATCAGGTGTCACGGAAATGGAATCTATTCCTTGTTCGATAAGAAAATTGCAAAATTCGATACTATCGGATGGTTGTTGTCCGCAAAAACCAACCTTCACGCCATGTTCTTTATAAGTTTTAATAGCCATTTCAATCATACGTCTATAACTTAGATTTTCATCATTAGATAAATGAGTAATGCGTTCACTATCGCGGTCGACACCTAATGTAAGTTGCAATAAATCATTACCTCCGATGGAAACACCATCAATCAACGGACTAAATCGATCTGCTTCAATGACGTTAGAAGGAATTTCACACATCAAATAAATTTGCAATTCGTTCTCTCCACGAATTAATCCATAACTTTTCATTTTTTCAATAACTAATTCGCATTCTTTGGGTGTTCGACAAAAAGGAATCATGACAATAATATTTGTCATTTTCATTTTTTCGCGTGCATATTTGATGGCCTGGCATTCTAATTCAAATCCTTTTTCATATTCAGGTGAATAATATCTAGATGCTCCACGCCATCCAATCATTGGGTTTTCTTCATTGGGTTCATATAAGTTTCCTCCAATTAAATTTCTGTATTCATTTGATTTAAAATCGGATAAACGGACAACAACATCATTAGGATAAAACGCAGATGCTATTTTTGACATGCCGCGCGCAAGACGTTTAACAAAATACCATTTACCATTATGATGGTCATTTCCAAGTTCTTCGTATACTTGTTGTTTTACTTCTTCGTCATTTATTTTTGGATAATCACACAATGCCAATGGATGAACTTTAATATAATTGCTTACAATAAATTCCATGCGTGCCAAACCAACACCACTATTTGGTATCATCGAGCTAATAAAGCTATTTTCGGGATTACCAACATTTAACATAAGATTGACCGGTAATTTCAAATCGCGATTTATTTGAATCTTTTCGATTTCAAAAGATAATTTACCTTCGTAAATAATTCCAGTTTCACCATTGGAACAATTAATAGTAACTTCTTGATCATTCTTTAAGACAGAATTAGCATCACCAGTACCAACAACAGCATTCAGACCTAACTCGCGGGCAACAATAGCTGCATGACATGTTCGTCCACCTTTATTGGTAATAATCCCAGATGAAATTTTCATTAATGGTTCCCAATCGGGAGTAGTCATTTCAGTAACTAAAATATCTCCTTCTTGAAATTCTTTGTATTGCTTCATAGATTCCAGAATTTTCACTTTACCGCTACTAATTTTATCACCAACCGAAACACCATGAATTAATTTTTTTCCTTGTTCGGTTAATTTATATTTAATTAATTCAAGATTATCTCGTTCGTTGCTATGAATTGTTTCTGGACGCGTTTGAATAATATAGATTTTATGGTCAATACCATCAATTGCCCATTCAACATCTACACCAATATTTTTTCCAAATATTTTGGAATAACTTTCTTCCAATAACAATACATAACGTCCTAGTGCGGTAACCTGATTATTGGTAATACTATAACTACTTTGCTCATGTAGATTAGTATCTACTTCCTTTACACCATTTCCTGCATCATCATAAATAATCTTGGTCATTTTATGACCTTTGTTTTTAGTAATAATCGGGTCACCATCAATATGACGTAAAATGCGTTTATCTAAAATGATTTCATCTGGTTTTACACCACCTGAAACAACAAGTTCACCCAAACCAAAAGACGAGTTCACAACAATCGCTTTATCAAAACCTGTTTCCGGATCAATAGAGAAAGCAACACCCGCGGAACCAATATCAGAACGAACCATTTTTTGGATGGCTACCGAAATTTTAACATCTTTTAGTTCAATATTATGTGTTTTGCGGTAAGAAATAGCACGTGCATTGAATAAAGATGCGAAACAATCTTTCACTGCTTCAATCAATGAAGTTGATGATTTAATGTTTAAATAAGTGTCTTGTTGTCCTGCAAACGATGCATTCGGTAAATCTTCGGCAATCGCACTAGAGCGAATGGCAACTTCCAATTCATCACGACCAACGTGAAATAGATCACATAATTCATAATAGTTTTTGATAATGGAGTTAGTTTGCTCTTCGTTTAATTGACCTTTACTTACCAATTCTTTTAATTCGTTGGAACATGTTTCCAATTCATCTAAATTGGATGTATTTAAATTTACTAATTTATTTTCGATTTTTTCATGTAAATTATTTTGATGTATAAATTCATCATATAAAGTAGTGGTAATGGCAAAACCATCGGCAATATCAAAAGTAATATCACGTGATAAATAATAAAGTTCTCCCAAAGAACTACATTTTCCACCAACCAAATGTTTGTTTTTATATGAGCAATCTTTGAACCATAAAACATAATTTATGTTTTCCATATAGTAAATAAATAGGAAAAAAATAACAAATATAAACTAAAGGAAATTATTCTTCGGTGTTATTGTGAATATTTTCGATAGTATTTTCAATATTTTGTTCAATATCTTGCATTTTTTTTTCTTGATTAGCATTAATATTTTCAAGCATTTTTTCTTGAATTTCACTCATGTGTGCTTTCATTTCTTGTTGTGTTTCTTCCAGCACTTCAATGCGCTTAATTAAATTTTGAACAATTGCATTTTCTTCGATCTGATTATATTTCATTTTTTCATTACTATCTTCATGGGAACTATTTGTTTCTTTTATTAATGGTTCACTATCTACAACTTCTATCTCTTTTATTAATAGTTTATTATCTACAACTTCTATTTCTTTTATACCATTGCTGATGTCGGTTTCATTATTTGTTTTCTCTTCTTGCTTATCAAACACGTCATAAGAACGTTCTTTCATTTTTTCGTGAATAAGTGAATCTACATTGCTAATTGGCTCTTCTTTAATGTTATCGCCAAAATCGATTGCATCTGGAACGTGAATTTTCATATATTTAGTAAACTCACCTTGTCGTTTTTCCAAATTGTTTTCAAATTCGCTACGTTTTTGCTTCTGTATTTCTTGATGTGTCAATACTTTTGGGTCAACTATATTATTTTTAACATTATCCGATAAAGTGTTCATTTTAATAGAATTTAATTGTTCTAACATGGATGAAATAAATTCTTTGTTCAATTCCATTAATGGTTTATTAGCGGTGGTTGTTTGATTCAATGTTGTATTAAAAATAGTAATTACATTGTTATATTGTGTATTTGTTAAACCTCGAAAAGCATTATTATCGCGTAAAAGTTCCCATAACATTTCTTTATTTTCATTACTATTCATTTATGTAAAGTATCACCAATATTTTATATTGTTTTTTGTGCGTTTTGAATTTAATAAACATTTAGATGAATTTTTTTTACACGTTTAATATATAATGTCAAGTTGTGATATTCAAACAAAGAATAAGGTAATGAGTGTTTTAAATAAACAAGAACATAAAAACACCATTTCTAAAATTAATGATTTAGTAAATCAAATTCCATGTGATATTCATCAACGTGGTGGTGGCATGACAAATGCACAATATGCACAATTACTTGCTTTAATCATGTCAATAATCGTGGCAATAAATGCTGTAATGGAAGTAAAGGAGATTCAATCAGCACAATGTGATTTACCAACAATGATTCTGAACTCATTATCACAATCGCAATATTGTACAAATCAATCTAATGCATTAAATAATGCTATAACAGCTTCTGTAGCTAAAGTAACTGGAGCAGCAGGACTTGGAATTGGTAGTTACTTGCTATCAGAAAATAAAAAAGTAGCAGAAATAGAAGACGCTCAATCAACTGGAGGAAGAAGAGTTAGAAAATCTAGAAAATCTAAAAAATCCAGAAAGGCAAAAAAATCTAGAAAATCTAGAAAGGCAAAAAAATCTAGAAAATCTAAAAAATCTAGAAAGGCAAAAAAATCTAGAAAGGCATAATTTTTCAAATGTGTGAAGTTGTTTTAATTTTGATATAATAATTCATATCAAAATTAATTTTGTATATTTTATAATGATGTATTAAAATACTCTTTGCGACATTTATGTACTTCGTCATCGGATAATCGTTTGGATAAAAATTGTTCCCATGTCTGTTCTTCTTTTAACATAGTAATAATAAAAAATAGGCAGTACATACCACATTCTGTATTTTTACGTTGGTGAACTATTTTATCATTATAACCATAATGAATAGAAAGATTTAATTTTTCACCTTGTTTTAGAATACATTTCACAAGTTTATTGATTTCTGTAGGTATTGGATTATTGTTGCTAGTTTTTACGCTATCAAAATAATACAAATATTTTTTTCGCAGATTTAAGTACATTGCCACCCAATGAGAACCACCTTGTTTATGTTTATCCAGATTAAATATAATACCTATTTTGCATTTACCATGTTTTATTTTATCTTCTAAATTAAAATTAACTAATTCGGGCCATACATATTCAGTATTTCCAGTATAACTATCTTTTTCATAATAATCGATGGGTGAAGGTCCGATAAATTCAAAACATTTATACCGGCGTTCGTATTGTTTCATTACATCTTGAATATCGCTTGATGATAACCATGCTCTGTCGTTTGATATCCAAGTTGGAGGATGACTGGGAGCAAAAGAGTTAACCAATTCGCGCCCTAACTTACTCGGAATAAATTCTCGTCTTAACCAACAAGATTCTTTATTGCAAACATTATGATATTTATATCTTAAAAAATCCCATATTTCTTTAGGGTTCGTTGTTTTAATTGGGTCATCTTTATGACGTTTATTGTAAGCATTTTTCAGATTTTCCAAATCATCTTTATCATAACATGTGAAATCAAATTCATTATCACTTAATGGACTACAAGATAATTTTTCAAATTTTTCATTCGTTTTGGACATAGATTATCAATAGAAAAAATATTTACTAGAATAAAATAATTATATCGCCATAATTTATAGATGGTATCAATTCTAACGAAAACAATAAATAGTGGAAATATTGATAATTTAAGGAAAATGCTTTTTACACCTAATAAGTTTACAAATGCAGATATAGATAATTCTATAATGGAATTAAAGCGAAAAAAGAATTCAGCAATACTTGATATAAATAATACAATAAGTGATAAAACATTTAATAAAATGATAGAAATGTTGACTGATTATAAAAATTCAAAACTTGTGGATAATAAAATGCAACTAGACACACATAGATATATGCAATCTTATTTAGTGGGTGGAAAAAAGAAATCAAGAAAACTACGCTCGAATAAAAGACGAACAAAGAAAAGAAAACATAAGAAAAAAAACACCAAAAAACGTCGCAAATAGTTTGTTCAAATGGGAAAAGTGTTATTTATCTAAAAGGTCAGAATTATTAGTAAGTCCATATACAATCTCTATGTATTTTTCCATAGCATGCCCTTTTGACATGTTTTCCTTTGATTTCCAAGCATCCCACATTTTACGACCTCGCATATTTAAAATAGATGGCTTCGAAAATGCTATGTTTCCTTCACGCGCTTGCTTGAAGTATCCATATAATTGTACTAGTAATGTATCGTTTATTCGGTTTAAAATACCTCTTACTAAGTATGCTGCTATATTAAATCTCTCTTCCAATGTCATTCTATATATATATATGACAACTGAATATATAGGAGTAAAATACTAATTTTTACATTGTTTATTTTTGAAATCGTTACGCTGATAACGTGTTGAATTGTTAAAAGCTTCATTGTCATTAAAATCAGGTTTATTTGTTTTCATTTCCGGAACACTAAATAATAATCCATGTTGAAAAGGTGGTGGTAATTTTTGCAAAGGGTAAGAATACATGTTACTATCAGTGGAAGGGACATATTCACGTTGATCACATTTTTGTAAAGCAAATGTGGTATTGCGTAATTTTGTTTCAGTATCTACATTGTTGGCAAACCCACTCCATGGAGCTTTAGAATTTCCAGGATAAAATTGTTTTTTATTATCATAAACATTATGTATGGCTAATGGTTCATTGGCAGGTCTGCGAACATTTACAACCGGCATTTTTACATATTTGGTGGGAGTAGGTCGGACATTAATATTTGGTTCCAATGGTCTATCAGTAGTATTTCTTTCAAACATACGCTGATTTATTTCGTTATTGCGTTCATCATTCCGAATGCAAACGCCATTTATTACATTATACATACGATTCATATACTAATTAAATAGAAAATAAATTAGTATATGCATTTTTAATTTTATGAATTTACATAGGAAGTGAAAATACACACATGCTATAAAGCAATCTACTTTGGAAATATAATACGAAAGAATGAAGTATACTCATATACAAAGGAGTATTATCTTTATCCTTTGAGCTAAATAATCTAAATGTGACTAAACCTATTGAACCGATAAAAACAAGAAAAAAGAACATCATTAAATAATAAAAATAGTTACAATATTGTGCGTCAAAAGGACTGAAAAATCCTGACCCATTCGAATTAGAAGATTCTTCAAACATTATATAATATAACACAATATATTTTTGAAACACGATTAAAGATATTTAATAGTATAATTTATGTGCGGTATTTTTGCCTTAATGTGTAATGCTGATGAAAGTGTCATTGAAAAAGAGTTTATGAAAGGAAAACATCGTGGACCTGAATATTCATCTTTGAATAAAATAGATATCGTAAATTCAAATAATAATTTTTATTTAGGATTTCATCGTCTGGCCATTAATGGATTAAATATTGGGTCTCATCAACCAATATATTATAATAATATTCAACTTATTTGTAATGGTGAAATATACAATTATAAGCAACTTTATAAAATGATGAATGTTACTCCTTCTACCGATTCCGATTGCGAAGTAATAATTCATCTATATTTACGTTACGGCATCGAAGAAACACTGCGGATGTTGGATGGAGTATTTGCCTTTATTATTTATGATAATAGTGAAATACAAAATCCTAAATTAGTTGTTGGTCGAGATCCATATGGTGTACGACCTTTATATAAAACATATTCGAAATCAATTAAAAGTTTTTGTGGTTTTGCGTCTGATATGAAAATGTTACACCGAATATGTCAGAAAGAAGGAAATATAGAAATCGAATATTTCAAACCAGGTAGTTATTCAGTGTATAAAATAGAAGATCAATGTTGGAAAGCTGAAATAAGCGAACAACCTTATAATATGATTACGAATACATTTTTAGGTGATGACAATCTAGTGACCATTGAAGAAATAGAATTTAATCTTACTCGTTTTTTGATTTCAGCGGTAAAAAAACGCGTCGAAACAACTGAACGACCAATTGCATGTCTATTGTCAGGTGGCTTAGATAGTTCGCTTATATGTTCTCTTGTGAATCGTGAAGTAAAAATGAAAACGGGTAAAACAATAGAAACATATTGTATAGGATTCAGTGGTTCGGATGATTTGAAATATGCACGCATTGTTGCAGATTATTTGGGCACACAACATAATGAAATTATAGTAACAGAAAAAGAAATGTTAGATGCAATACCTCAAGTAATTTATAATGTGGAAACATATGATACAACAACAATTCGCGCAAGTGTTGGAAACTATTTGGTTGCAAAATATATAAGTGAACATAGTGAAGCAAAAGTGATATTTAATGGTGATGGTGCAGACGAATTAATGGGTGGGTACCTATATTTTCACAAGTGTCCTGATAGCATTGAATTTGATAAAGAATGCAAACGTTTGATGACAAATATTCATAGTTATGATGTGTTACGATCAGATAAATCTATTTCTTCAAATGGTTTGGAAGCGCGAACACCATTTTTAGATCGTTATTTTGTGCAATATTATATGTCTATTCATCCAAACATTAGAAATCATAATTATTTGGGAAAATGTGAAAAATATTTGGTAAGAAGCGCATTCTCAAAGGTGAATTTTGATGGGAAAGCATTAATGCCACGTGAGGTTTTGTGGAGAACAAAGGAAGCATTTAGCGACGGGGTTAGTAAGCAAACGCGTTCGTGGTATGAGATAATACAGGAACATATAGAAACAATCGATTCAGAAAATAGTTTCCTATCAGATCATTATTATTGGAATAAGCCAATTACAAAGGAGCAACAATATTATCGATATATTTTTGAAAAACATTACGAAGGACGTTCAAATATAATCAAATATTTTTGGATGCCAAAATACGTTGATGCGTTGGATTCAAGTGCACGAACATTAGAAATTTACAATGATGTAATGCAAAACATGTGATCGGATAGTGAAAAAATATTACTATAATATAATAATGAAAAACATAGAAGGATTTTATTATATTATACTTTTTACAACGTATTTTATATATATAACATCATTTATTGGAATAGCATCATTTGCACCTGAATATTTAGAAACATTGCAGACCACATTTAATGTGTATATTGCTACAATTTTATTATGGCGTTTTCATCCTTGGCGCCAATATAAATTAAATCCATTTGATCAAAAAATAATTTTCAGCGCTGCTATTTTTATGTTATCTTCCACATCACTTACCAGTGTAACAAGAATATTCAAAATTCCAAAAAAAATTCTTGAAGACACATCATAATTGTTTTACCAATAATAATATCTATCTCATAATCTTTTTGTGTCTTGTGATGGTATTTAACATTAATAAAAGCATTTGCTATATTTTTGATTAAATATTTTTGATTAATTGTGCCCAATAATTTGGATTTAACTAATCTTTCTACCATCGTAGAGTAATGAAGTGATGAAACATATGGTACGATATCTAAATAATATACATTATCGTCAGTCATTTCATCATAATATACATCATCAATAAAACATATTTTAGCTTCTTTAGGCAATCGCGTAGTACGCAATAAATCTCTATACGTTTTATTATGTGTACTACGCATTGGTTCTATGACGCGTCCATTAATCATAAATGCATATATAATTTTTGTAAAAATAGGTCGATTCAGTTTATATTCAAAATAACGTTTTATTAATTGTACCCATTCTTTTGGTCCTTGATTATTTGTGTATATCATAATTGTAACATTATATTCTTCTTTAACATCTAGAATGTATTTTATGATAGAAAATATTTTAGGACGTAATAGTTCTGGATATAAGTCCAACATATCACAAAATAACTGGAAAGATATGGGTTGTTGCATATAATTTTGCAGTGTGTAATAAAACAAGCCAAAGTTTTGAAAAAAACCCAATGTTTCATCTAAATCAAAAACAATCACGTGTTTGTTATGTGTTTCTAGCATAATATATGTAAATATTATTAAATTCGCAAATATAATAAATCAAATAAAATGTTACACTAATATATGGAGCAACTTTTAACTCACGATGATTATAAAAAGGTTTTAGATTATTATGATATCCCAATGCCCAAAACCAGAATGAAAATGAAAACAGCAGCCGAGAATATTTTAGCCAATAAATTATGCAGATGTATTAAAAAAGTGAAAAAATCGCGCAAGGAAAAAAATGAACGTATACCTACTGGTATTTGCCGTGACTCTGTAATTCATCAAAAAAAATTAGATATATATCAATTTAAATGTGAAAAAAAACCTAGTTTAAAAAATTTCAAAGGAAAAACATATAAAATACGTAAGCGTGCAAAATTCGTCAAAACGCGAAAAAATAAAAAATGAGAGGAAATAAAAAAAATGCATAATATATGGATAGTAAAACAAAAAGTTCTTCGAGAAAAAAATCTAAAACTAAATCATCTAATAAAACTATGAAAAAAACATCTAGTTCAATAGAAAATAAAAAACGTTACAATGAAGATTTTTCAAAAATATTAAGTGAATTAGAAACCATATTAATGCGCCAAGGAGAACCTTTCAAAGCACGTGCATACAAAAAAGGCGAAGAAACAATATTAACTATGAACGAAGACATCAATACTTATAAACAATTAGAAGGTAAACCTGGAATGGGTAATGCAATTTTAAAAAAACTGAAGGAATTTGAAGAAACTGGTAAAGTTGGTTATTTAGAACGCGAACGTGTAAATCCTATAAATATATTTACTCAAGTACATGGAATAGGAATTAAAAATGCTAAAGAAATTATTGAAAAGGGTATTACCACAATAGAGGAACTTAACAAACATCCCGAAATGCTGAACAATGTTCAAAAAAAAGGATTAAAATATTACGAGGATTTAACACATCGTATTCCGCGTGATGAAATAGAAGTATATGATAAAGAAATACAAAAGGTATTTGATACAATATTTGAATCACAAAAAGATGATGTGTCATTTGAAATAGTAGGAAGTTATCGTCGAGGCGTTGCAAGTTCAGGAGACATCGATTTAATTATTACTTCCAAATTAGATAATAAGAAAGTATTTGCTGATTTCTTAGACGGGTTAATAAAAGAAAAAATTATTATAGAAGTATTAAGTCGAGGTAAAGTAAAAAGTTTAACTATTGGTCAATTAGACGGAAAAAAAGCTCGCCGCTTGGATTTTTTATATGCTCCACCAGATGAATATGCATTTGCTGTTTTGTATTTTACAGGTTCAAAAGCATTTAATACCCTTATGCGTCAACATACTCTTAGCAAAGGTTTAACATTAAATGAGCATGGAATATACAAAATAGAAAATAAAAAGAAGGGTGATAAAATCAGTGGGACATTTTTAAGTGAAAAGGATGTTTTTTCTTATTTAGGTTTGGAATACAAAACTCCCGAACAGCGAAAAAATGGAAATGCTATTGTAAAACTTAATGAAAAATCAAATGAAAAATCAAATGAAAAATCAAATGAAAAATCAAATGAAAAATCAAATGAAAAATCAAATGAAAAATCAAATGAAAACCCTAGTGTTCAAAAAGTACTAAATACCAAAAAATCATCATCGAAAAAATCAAGTCCAAAAACATTGAAACAAACAACTCCTCCACCTGCAAAGACATCATCTAAAAAAGTGAAAACTGCGAAAAAACGCCTAAATAAAACACCAAAGGTTACTATCAAAAAATCGAGCCCAAAAACAATTAAAAAGATCTCAACAAATAATAAAGGTAAGCCAAAGACAATGACTATCAAAAGAAAGGTAGTACCAAAACGTGAAATTAAATTGCATATAAAGCAGTTCTTATCTAAAAACATTGATTATTTAGATAAGCTGGAAGAATCAATGTTAGTAAAAATGATGGAGCATGCAAATGAACAATACTACAATGAAAAAGCATTAATGAATGACAATCAATATGATATTTTAAAAGAATTTGTAGAAAAGAAATTTCCCAAAAATGAAGTGTTGCAAAAAATTGGAGCGCCTATTATCAAAAACGTGAAAAACAAGGTAACACTTCCTTATTTTATGGGGTCAATGGATAAAATAAAACCCACCACAAATGCAATCAAAAAATTCATAGAAAAATATCCAAAGAATTATATTTTATCTGTCAAATTAGATGGTGTTAGTGGTTTATATTCAACTGAAAATGGCGAAGAAAAACTTTATACGCGAGGGGATGGACGTGTTGGACAAGATATTAGTTATTTAATACCTTATTTGCGATTGCCAAAAAAGGAAAATATTACCATTCGCGGTGAATTTATTATTTCGAAAGAATTGTTTGCAAAACATTATGCAAAATCTTTTAAAAACGCGCGTAATTTTGTTTCGGGATTAATGAATTCTAAATCTGTAGATGCAGAAGTCATGAATAATATTGATTTTGTAGCATACGAAGTAATAGAACCAATATTGAAACCGAGTGACCAATTCAAGTTGATGGAAACGCTGGGTGTAAAAGTGGTACATAATGTACAATGTGAATCGATTACCAATGATTCACTTTCTAAAAATTTAATAGCTTGGCGGGAAGGATATAGTTATATTATGGATGGTGTAATTGTATCGCATAATGAAATTTATCCACGTCAAGAAAAAAATCCCGAGTATGCGTTCGCATTTAAGATGGTATTAACAGACCAAGTTGCAGAAGCTAAAATTGTCGATGTATTATGGTCCCCTAGTAAAGATGGTTATCTAAAACCACGTATACGTATAGAACCAATCGAATTGGGAGGTGTTACAATTGAATATGCTACTGCTTTTAATGCTGCATTTGTTGTAGCAAAGAAATTAAATTTAGGTGCAATGGTAAAGATTATTCGTAGTGGTGACGTGATTCCTTATATTCAGGAGGTAATCGAACCGGCAGAAGAACCAAAAATGCCTGATGAAAAATATTATTGGAATAGTACTCATGTAGATATTATTTTGGAAGATAAAGATCAAAATGATGAGGTATTAGAAAAAAACATTACTATGTTTTTTCAAACGTTAAAAGTAAAACAATTAAGTGAAGGAACGGTGCGCAAGTTAATGAAAGGAGGGTATCGAAGTATTTGCAAAATCTTGGAAATGACAAAAGATGATTTCATGAAAATAGACGGAATACAAGAAAAAACAGCAACAAATTTATCAACAGGAATAAAAGCACAATTAGAAAAAGCGAAATTGCCAGTATTGATGACTGCATCGAACAAATTTGAGCATGGTTTTGGTACTAAAAAATTTGAAGCGATATTAGAAGGATATCCTGAAATAATTGTCTCACAAGAATCAAATGAAGCAAAAATAGAAAAACTTGCAAACGTAAAATCACTTGCCAAGAAAAGTGCTACCAATTTTGTAGAACGTATAGGCGAGTTTACTGCATTTTTGGAAAATTGCAAATTAACATATAAATTAGAAACAAGTGAAAAAATAGAAAAGGAATATGATATTAATCATGTATTGTTTCAAAAACATATTGTCATGACAGGTTTTAGGGATGAAGAATTTATAAATGGTTTGAAAAACAAATACAATGTAAATCAAAGCACATCAATTTCTAAAAATACATTTGCATTATTGGTAAAATCACATGACGATGGGTCTAGTAAAGTAGAAAAAGCAAAATCATTAAATATTAGTATTATGACAAAAGATGAATTTGTAAAAGCATATTTGGAATAAAATAAAAAATTGATTTTAATCTAACTATTAAAATCAATGTTAAATAACAAAACAACATGTCAAGAATAGAATCTTTAATGCGTGTACGCGCTTCAACTCGTGATGGTTGGACAAAAATTATGCAACCATATAATCATAGAGTAATTCGAATTGGTAATGCTTTAAATTGCAACGACGATACTATTATTTGCGATATGAAACTAAAACATAACATTGAAGAAGTTCTAAACCAATATGAAATAAATAACGACGACTATACAATAAATGAAATTAAAACTAAATATGAATATTCGTGCGAACTTACATTAAAAGAATCAGCATATGCAAATCTAATTGGTAAACTATTGTAAACTTTACAATATTTATATGTTTTTTATTTTATGTGAAAAGAACGTCCACGTTGCTTATATTTAGTTATGTATTTCTGATACATACATGCATTAGTATTATGGCATATTAAAGTATAGCTATTTGATGTAAAGGCAGGTGCAATAGAAGTTAAATTATAATAATCATATGAAAATAGTGATTCTTCCTTTATTTTTTCTTGAAATAAATAGTTTTTATTTATAATTTCATCCATATAAAATGTATAGTGGCTCATATAAACCATTGAGAATTAAATTTTATTATCACTTTTTAAATAATTCATTGCACTTAGCAGTATTTTTTCTTGTGGAGTTAATTTACGAAAAATAAGCGCTTCGTCCATATTTATTTGCATATATTTTTTATTACGATTAGTACAAACAATACTCGTCCCTTTTTTGCATATATTAATATCACATATCATAGCCCCACGTGTTAAAAATATATTTTCAGGATCTTTTAACGGAACCCACCTCATATAACATCCCAGTACAATTTCAGGAATTTCACTAATATAAATATAATCTTCAAGCTTCTTCATAAAATCTTCGATTTCTTCATTATTCAAATTTAATTCTTCGAAAAGTTCTTTTTTTGATTTTTCTATTTTTTCGGTTGTATGATTTAAAATGAAATTATTATCATCATTTTCAAGTGCTTTTAGTAGTACATCTGCATTACTCATTACTATTACTATTAAATAATATTAATATTATTTTTAAATAAATCTTTTATCATAATACTTTATATATATATGTCATTTTCTAAAACATTTAGCTATACCGGCGAACCTATTTCATATGTGGTTCCTTTTGGAATAAATCAAATGCATGTTGAATTAAACGGAGCATCAGGTGGGAATGGTGATTTCGGAGGTCAAGGAGGTTTTGGTGCAAACATAACAGGAGATATAGATGTAAGTAATGGTGAAACCATGTATTTTTTTGTAGGCGGTGTCGGTAAGAATGGGGTATCGAAAAGCGATGCAAATGTAAATACTATGGTTGGGGGTGGATTTAATGGTGGAGGTAGTGCAGGTGGTTTTGGTGATCCAGGAGGAAGTGGTGGGGGTGCAAGTGATATTCGTGTAAATGGTATTGGATTAAGCGACCGAATTTTAGTAGCTGGTGGAGGTGGAGGTGGTGGAAGTGATCCTCAAGGTGGGACAGGTGGAAATGGAGGTAATGGAGGAAATAATTATGGTCAAAATGGAAATGATGATTCAAACACGGGCAACCAAAAAGGTGGAACTGGTGGTTCCCAAGCAGATGGTGGTATTGGAGGACAAAATGGTTCTTCCAAACAAAATTCATGGGGGACAAATGGTTCTTTAGGACAAGGTGGTAATGGTGGTAAAACAGATTCGGTGACTTATGATAGCGGAGGTGGTGGTGGAGGTGGTTATTACGGAGGAGGCGGAGGAGCCGCATCGAATGTTGACTCACGTGGTGATGGTGCTGGTGGAGGCGGTGGTTCATCATATGCATATGAATTAGCAAATGATGTAGAATTAAAACAAGGAACAAACCATGGTAATGGAATTATTACGATGTCTTTTGTCATTCCAAGTTGGATATGTTTTGCTGCTAATACAATGATACAAACTGATCGAGGTGAAATTCCTATTCAACTAATTAAAGCTGGTAAACATACTATTGCAGGAAAAAGAGTTTTAGGAATAACTAAAACATATCATGAAGAATCAGAATTAGTATGCTTTAAAAAAGGTTGTTTACATGAAAATGTACCAAATCGCGATACAATTATGAGCAAAAAACATTCTGTAATCATCCGCGGTAAATACATTCCGGCTGAAGATATGGTAAATAATGAAACAATCACTTTAGTACCTTATGGTGAATCATTTTTATATAATATTTTAATGAAAAATCACGAGGTAGTTCGTGCGAACAATATGAAATCAGAAACATTGCACCCGCAAAATAAAATAGCTCGTTTGTTCAAAAATCATATTTGGAAAAATGGCTATAGTAAAAATAAAACTTTGGTGAAATAAATAATTATCACATAACGTAATGAAATTTGTATATTATTTTTAGAAATATAAATAATATATAATTATTATAATGACAACGATTCGTTCAATCATCGTAACACATCAAGGTAGATTAAGATGTTTTTTACACGACTTTTTAATGGAAAATACTACGGGAAAACCGGTATCATTATCTTCTGATTCAGGTGTAACGGATAAAGAATATAGTAGTGATTCGGATATGGGTTCTATTGGTGGAAGCAAAGATTTAGTACATCGTTTTCAAAATGCATCTGTTATGAAAATGACTATTTCTCAAATGTCTGTAAAAATAGAATTATTAGCAAATGGAACTATTGATGAAGAAAAACCTGATTATATTTATTATGTAAAACCAGGTACAAAAGATAGTAAGGCCGAACAAGGAAATTATCAAATACAAGAATTTCATCCGAAAACATTATTAAATAATAACAAGCATTTTAATCTAACTGGGGATAACAATAGTTATGAATTTTATTTAATTCGCCATGGTCAAGCCGAACACAATGTGTTGAAAGGTATGGGCAAAGCTTTTTCCAAAAAAAATACAAGTTTAACTCCCGAAGGTCGCAAACAAGCGCAAAATTCGGGTAAAGAATTGAAATCTTTATTGAAAAATAAGGATATTCATTTTTCATTTGTTAGTGATTTAAAACGTACTAGCCAGACATTGAAAGAAATAGCCAATGAAATTAATCCTAGTATATTAAATAAATCAGCAATTGTTTTACCCTGTAACCATGAATTAAAATATAACAATTCAAGTAAATGTGACGGAAATCAAAAAATGACACCGAATGAAAATATAGGCACATGTAAACCAACGACAACAGGTGATGAAAGTTGCAAGGTAATAGAAAATGTAAAATTAGAGTGGAGTCATTATATGAATTTTTATGACGGAGTCCGAAGTTCAACGTTAATGAGTAAAGTAACTAGATCGTCCGGCAAGAATCAAAAGCATTGTAGGGATACAAATATGATAAATAATGCAATAAATATTATTAAAATAACACCAGAAAGCAAAAGAAATATTCGCCCTTTAAAAGAAATATTAAATGAACAACACGTCAAAAGTCAACAACCACAACAATATGTTCCAATCAACCAAATGAAACAAAATATCGATAAAACACGTGAATTAGCATTTAAATCGGACAATTTACAAAATGATGCGAGTGATTTCGCAAAAGCCAGCAAACAATTATTGGAACAACAGAAACAAAAGAAAAAACGTTTTGGATTATTTGGAGGAAAAACACGTCGTAAAACAAAAAGAAGCAAACAAACAAAAAGGAGAAAATGGTCATTGAAATACAAAAAGAGCATTAACTGCAAACGTCCGAAAGGTTTTTCGCAAAAACAACATTGCAAATATGGACGTAAAAAAACAAGAAAAATGCGAAAAAGATAAATTTTTTACACTTTTATACTTTACATACCTCCGCGCAAATGTAATACCAAATGGATAATGTTTTCTTTTTGTATATTTAAATCGGCGATAGTGAACCCATCAATTAGTTGTTTACCATTAAAAATAAACCTCTGTTGGTCAATTTCGATACCCTCTTTAATATGAATTTCTTGTCTGATAATATCAATTGTATCACTGGGTTCCACTTCCAGTGTAAGTATTTTACCAGTAATTGTTTTAACATATATTTGCATATAGTTATACTAATAAAGTATTTTTAACTATTTTAAGTTAAATGATAATGAAAGTAATCGAAACAAAAATTTTGATTTTGGCTACAATGGCAAAAATATTTTTAAAAATTTAACACTTGATTTTGAAAGTAAGAATCGCCAATTACATATTGAAAAAGAAGACAACAATATAGATATAAATCTAAAAAACGCAGGTGGTTATAGTCACGGAGTAATGAACAACTTATAGAATGATTTTTTTTGTTAATATTATAATATTAATATACTTTATAATGTTTAAAATTAGACCTCAAGTTAAGCGAGACGTGGTACGTGGTATGGTAGATTCTAAATCAGTTAGTGTTAAATTAGAAGAAGGTTCTTCATCCAGTATATATGGTAAATATCACTATACTTCGAATGATTTCAAGGGACAAGATTATGTAAAAAACGAAAATATTATATCTGGTGAATTCATCGTACCATTAATGAATTCTAATAATGAATCAAAAGGTTGGGTATCCTGGCAGGATTTGGCATATCCCACAACAGACCCAAAATGGTCAGTTCAGGAAAGTATAACTATTTCATTGGGTACTAACCATAACGCCCAAACATATACTGGTTCAGCAGTTAGTGTTGCAACCGGCGGATACTATGACTTAGGAACAACATATACATTTTATGTATCCGATGATAATGGGAATAATGCGGTTGTCTCCATTAACAAAATCGACAATGTAGTAAGAAATTTGGTAATTGAGAGCATCGAGAATGTATATCACTATACTTCAATTGGTTTCAAAGGTCAAGATTATGTAAAAAACGAAAATATTATATCTGGTGAATTTATCGTACCATTGTTGGATTCTAATAATGAATCAAGAGGTTGGGTATCCTGGCAGAGTTTAGCATATCCCACAACAGACCCAAAATGGTCAGTTCAGGAAAGTATAACTATTTCATTGGGTACTAACCATAACGCTCAAACATATACTGGTTCATCACTTAGTGTTGCAACCGGTGGATACTATGACTTAGGAACAACCTATACATTTTATGTATCCGATGATAATGGAAATAATGCGGTTGTCTCCATTAACAAAATCGATAATGTAGTAAGAAATGTGATATTTGAACGTGTCAAACGTTAAATAAATATACATTTACTAATTTACTAATTAATATATCAAATTGCAAAAAAATTTAATATATTATGACTATGCTACTCACCTTCAATAGTGATTTCTGTTTCTTCTTTATTAATAATATTTGTTATTTCTATTCCACTAATAACGCGTTTGTCTGTTAATTCTTCCACTATTTCACCAAATGCATCTTTATAAATGGTAATTAATTCATAGGAGCGTTTATAAGCAAAATTCACCAAATGTTTTACTTGTTGGTCTACATCATATTTTGTAGAATCGCTCATTTTACGTGAAGACATACCCATTTCTTTCCCTACAAATGGCAATTCGTCATTCGAAGATTCGTCATACATTCCAAAATCTTCGCCAAAACCATACCTCGTAATGTAATCACGAGCAATCTTATTTGCTTGAAATAAATCATTGGAAGCACCAGTTGTTATATCCAAGTCATGAAATCCACGGAATATTTGACTATCGAAACTAGAAGCATTGTATTTTTGTCTATTCAAATGTACTTCCGCGGCACGCCCTCCTAATGCAATAATCAAATTGGCCAGCATGAATTTTTTGGTTGCGTATTTTTGAAAGCGTTCTTTGGGCGTAAAAAGTGTATATCCACCTGCACCATTTTTATTAGCATTAATGGTTACTTTACGTACATCGAAAAATGCAGGAAATAATGCAGCCATTAAAGCATGTCCGGTTTCATGATAACTCACAAGTTCAATAATGGATTCGTCTGTTTCTTGGCTATAAGAATTCAATCCAATAGTAATTTTTTCATATGCGTCTAATAGGGAGGTGCGATCAATTGATGTTCTATTAAAACGAATCGAAACGATAGCTGCTTCATTGGCCAAGTTGGCAATATCTGCACCTGAAAAACCAGGTGTAAGTGAAGCAAGCTCTTCAAAATCAACCGATTCGTCCAATTGTTTGTCTTTGAAATGAACTTTTGCAATTTGAATGCGGCCGTCGTAATCGGGCAATGGAACACTCACTTTTCTATCAAAACGTCCTGGTCGTGTTAATGCATTGTCTAAAATATCGATTCGATTTGTAGCAGCCAAAATAACAATATTATCTCCTTGTTCAAAACCATCCATATTGGTTAGAATTTGGTTTAACGTTTGTTCACGTTCGTCATTACCACCGGCAATTCCAGCTCCGCGCTGACGTCCAATTGCATCTATTTCATCAATAAAAATGACGCATGGTGCATTTGCACGAGCACGTTCAAACAAACTTCTCACACGCGCTGCCCCTACGCCTACAAACATTTCGATAAATTCAGAACCACTTACACTTAAAAATGGAACACCTGCTTCGGATGCAACAGCTCTAGCTAAAAGTGTTTTACCTGTGCCAGGACTTCCCTCTAGCAGAATACCTCGTGGGACTTTAGCACCAGCAATATCATATTTGGTAGAATTTTTCAAAAAATCAACTACTTCTGTCAATTCAAATTTAGCTTCATCGCATCCAGCAACATCAGCAAAAGTAACGTTAAGATTATTTGCATTAACAAGAGTTCCTGTATTTTCATTAAATTGTTGTGTAATCATATTCATTGGATTTCCGCCATTTCTACCACTAATGTTATTAACAATAAAAGTAAATAGCAAATACATAAATATAAAACCTCCTATATCTACGAAGAGTTTACCCATTGTACCAATAAGTTCACTTAATGGATTTATTGGAACTGGTAACATATCGGTATTAATATTATAATCTGTAACAGCATCTAACATATTTTGATATGAGTCGGGTAAAATTTGTACATTGTGCAAATTTGTACTTTCTATAATTCCATCATCACCCAATATATTATCAATTGCAATTGCATGATTTTTATCAGCTAAAAAAGAAACAGCTCCAATATTATCTTCTTTGATATTATTCATAAATTCACTATACGACCACTCAACACCAATTGATGTACCATAAAATTTCCGAATCATTTCACCAGGGTGATTTTCAAAATCGAATACATTATGAATCATTGCCAACTTTCGCGCTGCTTTAGCAGAAGCACGTTCTTGTTTAAATGTGTACCCTGCTACGCAAATAGGTAATAAAAATAATAATAATAAATCGCTCATGTAATATTATTATTATTTAACTTTATATTGTTTGTAAATTTTCTTTATGTCGTTGAAGATTTAATGTTTGCGCGATTTTTTACTTCTTTTGTTTTTTTTTGTTTTTCTTCTTCTGCGTTTTCCTCCATCGGCTCTTTTACGTGAGAACATGCGACCCATACTTCCCATGTTTGTTGAAAAAGCACTACTTAATGCACCAGTTACTTTAAGGTCGGCCAAATTTTCCATTGCCATTACTTTTTGTAAAGCGCTGCGAATGGCTGCTTCGCGTTGTTCTTTGGAAGAAATATCGGTTTTTAGACCAGGTGTTGAGAGAACTTCGCCTGTTTCTTTGTCTTTTTTTGTTCCCATCCAGTTTCTAGCACTATTTCCCAGGTTACTAATTTTATTATAACTGCGTTGAGCAGCATTTTTACGAGCAATGCAATTTACGAAACATTGGGTCAAATGTTCTTCTAAACCTTGAAAGCTTGTGTCACTTGAATTTCCAGTTACTAGAGGGGTTGATTCAGTATCAGCCATTATATACTAAACTAAGTTTTTTTTTTAAAACATAGATCCAAAAGCAGAACCACCTAAAGCTTCATTTGCAGCCATCAAAGGTGGTGGTCCCATTTGTTGGGGAGCAGGTGAATTTGCATTTACTAAGGGTGTAGGATTTTGTTGATACATTTGATCAAAATTCGGTGAATTTGATATAGGTGTACTTCCTAAACTTGGTCCCATATTATTTTGATTTTGAAGTTGTTGATTTTGTTGTGAGTCACGTGTTACAGCTGGTGGTGGCAATACTCCACTAGGGTGTTGTTGTTGTTGTCTAACTACGGGTTGTTTTTCTCTCAAACTTTCTTCGCCATTTATAAGTCCCATAACTCGTTCGTATAAAATATTTCCTTTTTCGCCTAGTTTTGTTTGCAAACTAAGAGTTATGAATAAAATAACCAAAACAATGTTTGTCATATGAAAAGGTGGGTAACTATCTTTACTATATGTGGGTACAAATGTTACAATACGATGAATATAAAACAATCCAATAAAAATAACCAATACCTGTGCAATAATTTCAATAACTATTTCTAAACTTCCTTTAGTATCATCAATATCGGGGATATAATTTTTCATTAATTTATTCAATCCAATAACAGGCAATATCGATAATAAAGAATATTGGCCTATATTTAATAGGTCGTTTTTGGTATCTTCTTTAAATTCAAATACATGTTCAACGAACCCTGTTTTTTTTGATATTCCGCTATTATCTTCGTCCATATGAAGTATCATTAGAAATAAAAAATAAGAAAATTGAAAAAGAATATAATAAGGTAATGAATATAATATTAACAATGGTAAAAATTTGCAATAAACCTTATGATGAAAATGAAGAAATTTCTAAATATACTGAATATTTTGAAGATTTTCCTTTTCAATTGAGTGATTTTCAAAAATATGCAATTCAAGGTATTGTGGAAAAACAACATGTATTGGTAACAGCACATACAGGTTCAGGTAAAACATTGCCTGCTGAATTTGCAATTAAGCATTTTACTAAACAAGGGAAAAAGGTGATTTACACAAGTCCTATTAAAGCTTTATCCAATCAAAAATTTTATGAGTTCAGTAAAGCATTCCCTGATATTAGTTTTGGCATTTTAACAGGAGATATTAAATTCAATCCTGAAGCAGACGTATTAATTATGACTACAGAAATATTACAAAACACACTTTATTTGCAAAATTATAAAAATGAAAAATCAAATGAACTATTAATGTTTGAAATGGACATGGAAAATGATTTGGGGTGTGTTATTTTTGATGAAATTCATTATATTAATGACAAAGATAGGGGAAAGGTCTGGGAAGAAACAATTATGATGTTACCACATCAAATACAAATGGTAATGTTATCGGCAACTATTGATAAACCAGAAAAATTTGCGAAATGGTGCGAAGATCAAAAGAAAACAAAAAATGTATATTTGGCTTCAACTGATCATCGAGTTGTTCCTTTGCATCATCATTTATATGTGACAGCACCTGAACATTTGTATAAGCAAATATCGACAAAGTCCGAAATCGAAGAAACGCGAAAACAAATGGATGTTTTAATGCCAATACGTAGTCCAGGCAAAGGATATCACGAAGAATCCTATTTGAAAAGTCATCGTTTGTTACAAAAAATAGAAAAACATAAAACATTTATTAGTCCTAATTTTGTATTAAACCAAGTCGTCAAACATTGTAAAAATAATGAAATGCTTCCAGCAATCGCGTTTGTATTTTCACGAAAGAATGTAGAGAAATATGCCGACGGAATTGGTGAAATTGTGATTGACGATATGTTCCCGGTACCTGAAGTTATTGAACGTGAGTGTGAACACATTATTCGTAAGCTTCCAAATTATAAGGAATATTTGAATTTGCCCGAATATCAAAAAATGGTAAAACTAATTTCCAAAGGTATAGCTATTCATCATAGTGGTGTTATGCCGATTTTACGCGAAATGGTTGAACTTCTTTTTGCCAAAGGATTTATCAAATTGTTGTTTGCAACCGAGACGTTTGCTGTGGGATTAAATATGCCGACCAAATCAGTTATATTTACAGGTGTATCAAAATTCAGTTCTGAAACTTCGGGCATGCGTCATTTGTATAGTCATGAATATACGCAAATGGCAGGTCGAGCAGGGCGGCGTGGTTTGGATAAAATAGGTCATGTTATTCATTGCATGAATATGTATCGTCAGAATACGCCAACAACTAATGAAATGAAACAAATGTTGTCTGGAATTCCACAAACATTAGTATCTAAATTTTCCATTAATTGTAATTTGCTTTTGAGTATTTTTCAAAATATTCATGAAACCGATAGTGATAATCTAACAGGTCATATTAGTAAAAGTATGTTATATAACGAGATTCAAAAACAAACACAACATACAAAGGAAGAGTTTGAGAAGTGCAATGAAACATACCAAAAAAGAGAAACATTATTAAATACCAACGATATGGGTGCACTCGAAGAGTATAATAATATTAAAATAACCTTATCTGGACTTCAAAATAAAAAACGTAAGGTTGCTCAACGTAGTATGGAAAATATTGAGGCAAATTACGGAAAAAGATGGAAACCATTGCTTCAACAATACGACAATTTAATGAAAACAAAGAATGAACTGATAAATCTGAAAAATCAATTGGAATATGGTGAATGTTACATACAGAATACAATGAACCATTATCTAAATTTCTTGGAACAATGTGGATGTATTGAAATCACTAATAATACTTACAAATTGACGATTAAGGGTGAAATTTGTTCGATGATTAAAGAGGGTCCTGGTTTGCTTTTGGGTGAACATGTATATGAAAATAAGATGAATAACTTTAGTTTAAGTGAAATCGCTGGTATTTTGAGTGTATTTACACCCATTAAAGTAAATCAAGACATGAAAATGCAGCGATCCAATACAAATAATTTGATATTAAATGACTATATTGGTGAATTAAATACAAATTGCATTGACAAGTATAGTGATGTTTATCAAGAAGATTTGCAATTTGATATTATTCAGGAAGTTATGGATTGGATAAACGCAGAAACTGAACAAGAATGTAAACAAATATTATTCTCATTGCAAGAAGAAAAAGAAGTATTTATTGGAGAATTTGTTAAGGCGTTGTTGAAAATAAATCACATTTCATTAGAGCTTGAATCTGCATGCAATATTTTAGGTAACGTTCAATTGGCGAACACATTTAATGGCATTACCGAAAAAACGTTGAAATATGTAGCAACCAATCAATCATTGTATATTTAATAATATACTATTAGTTAATATCTGATTACTAGTATGAATAATAAATAAAAAATATTTTCTATTTATAATTTTGGATATGAATAACGTTTCTCTTCACGTAATGTATGAAATAGTCAAATACGTACCTAATATTGTGCCTTTTGACAAAATGTCTCGGGAAATATCTGAATATCTGCGGAAAAGTGCGGGTAAACGGATAAATAGATTCATAAAACGGAGATTTTTCTCTTCACAAATTCTAAAAAACTATGTAAAATATAAATTTGTAACCACACGAAGATTGCATTCAACAGATTACAATCGAATGTTCATCAAAACGTTTTTATCAAGAGATGAATGGCAATTCCTACCAGAACGAATGTGTGCAAATAATTTTCCTAACAATTCTATTTCTTGGGTATATGTTGACCGCATTCCAAAAAGTGCGCTGAGAAGTAAATACGATGTATATAAATTTATTCAAACATTGCGCCATGATCAAAAGGACGCAATATTTAGAGATTATATTCATAAATTTGATATACGATTATATGATTAATTTTATTGGTCTTCTTCTTCTTCGACGGGAGGCATCATGTTTTTATGATCCATATTATGCATTCCTTCTAAATGTTGTCCTCGTAGTATCATAATACCCAATGCAACAAACATAAAAATAAAAGGAAATAAAACTAAGAACCATGAAATTCCTGTAAACCCTGTTTTACAGATTGAATTCAAGATAAAAGTCCAAAATACAATGTACAAAATCTTGGCTATAAAAATAGACGCATTATTTTGCGAGGGGCAGCTGTAAACACCTAAACAATATCTATCGCTTTCACCCATCATATTTTGTGTTAGCATCAATACTAACGCAAACATAGATATAAAGAAATAAATGTAAGCTGGCGTGCATAAACTTCTAATAGTTTTGGCAATTTTCATTATACTATAGAATGATAAAAAAAATATACGACATAATAATTGTAAAAATATTCAAATGTGAAAATATTAGTTCTTTTTAAAAAAATAAAAAAAGAGAATAATAAAATGCCATTTATGAATGGTCGAACTCTTGAAGAGTTAATAGTTCAGGCAAAAAATGTAGCTTATTGTAATCCAAATAAACCATATGACCAATGGAATGATGATGAATTTATCATGAAATCAATATATATAGCTGTACAACATTATGAACAAACGCACTCATTAATATCTGTTTGCAACACTATACCACCATTGAAAATTTTCGTAAAAGCACAATTAAAAACGTACATTAAAATGTATTCTCAAACTAATCCGATATAATTATGATAGAAACTATTCTAACAAATGAATACGAATTTTTTGTTTCATTTTATTTTCATCTTGAAACAAGAATATCTGGAACAATGAACAATCAAAATTTTGTTTGTCTATTTGAGAATTGACTTTAGAAACTAATTTTAATCCAGGAATATAACACATATATTGAAACAACCCGTCATTGCGAACAATTTTATCGAACAAATATCCATCATATTTGGTACTACGTATTTCCGGATTGTTTGTACATAATTCTAATAACGTACATTCTGTTTGTACTTTACGAATTGCACGCATTGTAGTATTAATATAATCGATTTGATTTATCCAAAATTTATAAAAATCTTTGGCGTTATCTGAATATTCATATATTTTCATATTCATTTGAATATTCATTAAATTAAGTAAATCTACCAAACGACGAATTGGAGATGTGATATGAATATATGCATCCAATTCCAACACTTCGTGTGGCGATTTACCTAATACATATTGACCAGATTATAGACATCTTCGGGAAGTTCTTTAGGAATATTATTTTTCACTTCGTGAAATACGGAACCTCGATAAATTCCATTATTATATGGTTCAAAATGTTTCGCACAAAAATGATTCATGATTACCATTAAATAAGCTATTAAATCATGACTCGTTTTAATATTATTGATAAACTTATGATTGGGTAACAAACCACGTGCAGTTTTTAATACAAATTTATAATCCTCTAAATTACGAAGAGCTTCTTCTTCATACAAGTAATTTTTTTTGACATTGATTAACGAATTGCTATATCGAATATCAATAATTTTATTTTCATTTATAATCAAATCCATTGTAAATGCAATACGTTCTTGATTTTCACGTAAACTACATAATATATCTGAAAGAATAGTAGGTAACATAGGTCTTTTTTTATCAGGTAAATAAATTGTAGAAATGCGATTCGCAAAAGATTCCCATAAATTCAAATGATCCATCCATATGCAAACATTGGTAATATAAATACTAATAATAATATTACCATCGTCTAATTGCTGAATACTAATTGCATCATCAAAATCTTGGGTTCCTTTACCATCAATTGTAAATACATAATTATTCCGTCTATCCTCAATATTTGGATGTTGTTTTACAATATTCTGTAATACAATTTCTGGTTCATAACCAAGTGATTTAATGCTTTTCGTGGTACATTTATTAAAATTTTGTATAGATGCATATAAACTTTTACAAAATAGCTGGTATTCATAAAAATTTTCTAATACATTAACATCACCAATAGTGTGAGTTAACATTCCAATAGGATGTTTTGAATCCCATTTAAGAAATTTAAAATTAACATATTTATTTACCATTTTTTTATTGAATCCTAACCTTTTAATTTCATATGGTATTAGAAATGGTGGGATACGTTTGTCATCAGGTAAACATTTATATAAACATTTAGTTTTCTCTTTTCCATACATTTTATTATTTTCTAGAATAAGAACACCTGGCATACTTGCTGCATTACGAATGCACGAATGTGTAATATTCATTTTTTTTGTATTGGAATCATATTCAAAAACATCGCCATGAAGTAATCTATTCTGAACGGGACAAAAATCGATCAAATCAACATAATCTAATGTTTTATATTCATTTATTTTCCAAGAAGTTAATGTTCTATCTTCGTAAACAATCTTATATTCTTGCATTATTATTAATGTTAGGTTATATTGAAATTAATTAATAAGTAAACATTAAATTCAATTTTAAAATTTGCATAACATAGAAACTATTTAACTATTTTTAACTATTTTTAGTTATGGAAATTTATTAATGTTTCGTTGTCTTGGTTTTTAGGCGTTCAATTGTGTAAAAAATTGAAATGGCTTAAATACCAAAGGGTGTAATATAACAATGAAAGTAACAAATACCGATTTACTCAATAATAGATATAAATATTCTATTGATATTCTCGAACAAAATATTGTGGAAAATCATCTTGATGAAAAAATACTTTTGGCAACACAAACATTAACCCCAGAATTTTGTGTCAAATACATATTAGATTTAGATATTGAAGGAGGTGGCGAAGAATCTTATATTTTTGATATATGCTATATTTTATCATTTCAAAAACATATAACAGAAAAAGAATTAATGGATTTAATATTTACTTAAAAATAAATAAAAATATAATTTAGATTATTCATTTTTACATTTATCATCATTATTGATACGATTATACGCGTAATTTATATAATTAGGTGTTAATGCCACCATATTCATAAAAGTTCTATATTTAAAACAAATTATATTTGTAATATCAGTCATTTTATAACTATAATACCACGAAGATGGCAAAAATATAGCTTCCCCTTTTTTCAATATAACCTTTTCCGGTTTTATTTTATCAAATGCTATACTTTTCTGGGTTTCTTCATCAAAAGGATTCATATAAGTTTCGTTTTCAAAATTGCTATGGTTGTAGCAATAATTAAAAAATTTGGTACTCTTGGGAGGAGATAAATATAATTCTAATTCGCCATCGACAACATATAAAAAATGTCTAAAAAATAACGAACTTTTAAAATTACAACTAATATTTTTCCCGCAAAGTAAATCGTAATTTTTATAGCAAGTAAACGTAGGTCTCAAAAAGCTATCTTCTTTAATTAAAATATTTATCAAATCGCTTTCTTCAAGAAAACTATGGTTATCGTAGCTGATAAATTCATTTTCTTTAACTATATCTTGAATAGCACTTGGTGCATTAGATGTTATATTATATAAATCAAAAGATTTATACTTTTCTTGCAAATTTATTTGTGAAAACTCCTTTTGAAAAGAATCATTTTGAAAATGAAAAATAAAAGGTAACCGATTATTACATTGTTCTTCAAAATCTTCTTTTCCAGTTATTTCTATACTCTGTATATTAATTAAATTATTTACTTTCAAATGAAATAATACATGTATATACACAAACGCTACAAATAGAAAAATAGTAACTATGTATATGTATTTGTTCATAATAAAAATAAAGCATAATAATTTTATATAGATTTAACGTAATATATATTAGTCATTTATTTGAGGTGCTAAATAAAACTGAACATAATTATCCTGATCCAAATTAAATTTGCAACAACAAGGAATCTCTTCGGACATCATAATATTTACATATTTATTTATTTTTTGAAAATTTGCCATGGTTTGTAAATAACGTAATTGGAAGTGTGCATTCATATCACACCCTTCGTCAACTTCATATGTTTCTATTTTATCGGATAAAATATTGATATCCATTTTGCCCTCAATATCACCTGAAAGTAAATGTACGCTATCTTCTTTGCAAGCAAAATGTATACTATCACCGAAATTAGATAATTGATCAACTATTTTTTTCCAATCTTTTGATTCGATTTCCATATTTACGCTGTAATCACATGGAGGAATAACCATCATTTCAGAATCATAATCGATCAATGGCATTTGAAAATGTTTATCAAAACTATTCGATGGATGCATAAATGATAAATCCATATTATCAGGATTATCATTTTCACAATTCATAACAATGTGCTGAATAGGGTCGCGTGTAGCCAACATCTTGCTGAAAATAGAACCATGAATACCAATATTAAATGGTGTTTCACATTCATATTCTTTAAACCATTCTTTTTTTAGCATAACTTCAAAAATAGCAACATGCGAATCGTCCATGCCTTGTAGGTAAACATGGTCAGTATTAAAATTTATGCAATATTTATCGCTGAACGTACGAATGTTTTGAAAAATAATTTGAAAACATTCGCTTTTTTTGACGTCTTCAATAACCAACTTCATCTTTTATTAAAATAATAAAATTATTATATTAAAAAATCAATTTTTATATTTATTAATTTTAAAATGTCTACATTAACTTTAAGCAGATACAGAAGATTCTTGTTCTTCACTATCTACTTCAAGTTTCATTGTATTTTTATTCTTTTTTCTCTTTTTTTTAGAACCTGCTTCTTGAAAATCGCTTGAACT